GCATCAGTGTTAGGCATATCAACAAGACCTGTATCATATGCCAGAATCTCTCCACCTTCATCGTCTTCATATCTTCCAATGACTTTACCCTTTTGAGGATTTGCATTTCTCTTTATAGAATCTTCGATACGACCTTGCTCAATATTGTCAAGCTGATGAGCATTAAGCTTATCATCGATTCTCTGAGAAATGTAATCAAGGACACCGCCAACAGCCTGAATGATTGGTTTAGTCTGATTCTTTGCTGGTACTGGGGGAGCAATGATATTGTCATTGCTGATCTTTATACCAGTAGCATTTGGATCTGCAATAATGTTTGTTGCAGGAATACCATACATTGCACCAACACATTCAAGAGCTGTGATAAGATCAGCAGACTCTGATACAGCACTTTCTATTTTTGCTTTAACCGCTGAAGTATCTATCTTCGGTGCGGCATTACCAGCCGGAGCACTTGGTGTGCTTCCGGCCGAGCTTGTAGAAGGTGTGGGTGCTTTTGGTGCTGTAGGTGCTTTGGGTGCAGAAGGAGTTGCCGCAATAGGCTGTACTGCTTCTGAAATGTGTTTAAGCATAAATTATACCTCCTTCTTATACATTATTATTTCCACCAGCTTCAGCTTGACCGGGATTTTGCGGTGGTTGCTTAGCTGGTTCAGCGGGCTGGGCTGGTTGATCTGTGTTAGTATTATTATTCTGCTGATTGAATCCGTTTACGATATCTCTATAGAGATTATATCTGCTCTGGAAGAACTTTGTACCATAATCGAACAATACAGAACGTTGAATATTTCCAAGCACACCAAGAGACTTAGAGACCTGATCACATCTTGCGGACAGCTCATTGTTATTATTCTGCTGAGCTTCCATTGCTTTGGCCTTTACTGCTTCAGCTGCATCAGTAGAAGTCTTAGTAAATGCCTTAGTTGCTTCATCAACAAATGGAATGCAGTTTGTGAGATCCTTTACGAGTTCATCCCAGAACTTATCGGTCATCTTTCCATTGATCATTTCCGGTTTGGTCTTACCATACAAGAAATAATTCAGAGTAACTTCAAGACCTGCTTTACCCTTAGCATTATCATCACCCTGTGCACTATTCTGAGCAGATACGATGTCATTTATTACATCATTTTTATCATTGAGGAGTATCTGGAATACACCCTTTGCAGCATTATATTCCTTTGATGGATCGAGAAGCTCGCTTGTAATCTTTTCTTTTGGCATACCTGTATGACGTTTTGGATCAAGTTGATATGCAGGAATATTCGTTAAGTTAGGAATAAAGTTACCAGAAACAATAGCAGCTCTGATAGCATCATTTGTTTTAGCATTCTTCTGAACATAATCAGAATATGCCTTATATCTCTTAGAAAAGTTTCCTGAGAACTTAGCAAGTTGATTCTTTATCCAATCGAGAAGTTTGGTTATTAACTTCATCGGTCCACCAGAAGGACCTACCTGTTGACCCTGTTTGTTTGTAAATGTAACACCAGACTTAGCATTACCCTGCTGAACAGCGGTTTGCTGTTGACCCTGTTGCTGTTCACCATCTTCCATTATGAATGAAAGATCGATGTCATCCATGGTGAATTCTTCCATACATACAAAACCAGGTGCACAAGCATCAGGCATGTCATCCTCGTAGGTGAATGTACGAGTATTGTTATAGAACAGCCTCAGCATGTTTCTGGTAAAGATCTCTCCAAGAACAGCAAGAACGTCCTTTGTGAGATCATAATTTTCAATAGGTTCACCCCCTCTGTAAGCATGAACGATACTTCTCATTGTACCAGCAACACGAACCATGTTATTCGCAAGCTCTTCATTTGTCTTGAGTTCACAGTTGCCAAAGATACGATAGATCATATCGAGAGTGTTCATTATAGGATGAACTTTGTTGTTGCCAACAGCATCACGACGATAGTTTCCGTCAAGATAGTTATTACCGAAAGCGATAGTATCTAACCAATCAACATCAGTATCGAAGTTGTCTACATTACGAGGAGAATCAGTCATTTTACCATCTTTCTTGTAGTAATCACCACACCAGCCCTTGAAGTTGGAACCGATAAACATTCTGCCAATGAAATCACCATCCATATGATCCCTTATTTCTTCCTTAGAAGCATACTTGTTTACGAGAACGCTTATAGGAGAACGAGGATCTTTCATGATGAAATGCATAGCATCATGCACATCCTTGAAGTCAGGTGTAACGTCCTGAAGAACTACATCTCTCATATTGCAATTGAAAGGAATTTTTGTACGAGCCATGTAGTTTGTTGTGTTGATAAGACAGCACTCTGTAACAACCTTCTTTGTCTTTTCATCTTCCTTTACATCATATTCAACATCAGGTGTTGCATATGATATAAGCTGAAGTACTCCTATGATATTGATAGTACATACGAAGAGAATGAAATCCTGAAGGAATGTTTCGAAAGTGAGCATGTATGCTTTGTTACCAAGAATCCAGCATTCACCCTTCTTAAGAACATCAGGCATTGCGCTTACGATCTTCTTAAGATTTGCAGCAAAATGCATATCATTCATCTTAGCTACATCCTCTTTCATGAGATCAAGCCTCTTTACCATTTCTCCCTTGGAGTATACAGCAACGTTTCCAACATCATTCTCACAGAGACATGCAAGATCATGAAGTGTTTGTTCCTTTGGATTGACGTAATTGTTGGCTTCATCGATAGCAGTTGAGTCTTCGAAAGCAGGACAACCATTGTCCTCGATGAAACGTTTTACTGATGCAACTGTAAACAGCTCAACATCACCGACTCTGTCTTTGAATAATCCAGATTCAAGTCCTTTGATAAGATTAGATACATAGGTTGACACATCGTTTGGAGTAATGTATCTGAGCTTATAGCTACAACTACAAACGCCGTAAGCTGACTTAAAATCTTTTCCTGTTGACACTTTATTGAGTTTTGCTAAAGCCTTTGAATATGTATCTATCAAAGCATCAAAAGATTTTTTGAAAGAAGCACTAAATTCAAATGAAAGCTTTTCCTCGCGGTCAACAATTAAACCCTTTTTGTTAGCCATGTCAAATCTCCTTTTCATTAAAATATTTAAACCCTTTATCCGTAGGGAATTATCATTCCGTTTACGAACATTCTATATATTGTGGCGATTTTTCTATGCTACGAAAAAATCTATGCTACAGAAGGATTATATTGATTCTTCATATATATATTATTACTATGAGAAAAGAAATAGAATACGCTATTTCATCTCTCTTACAATATGAAGGAGGTCATCATTATGACTAATAACAAGGGCATAGAAATCAGATTTATAATTCCAACAATAAACCGCCACGTCGAAGGATTCGACAGAGACAAGGAAAGAGAGTCTATAGAAAGACTTAATGCAGCTCTTAAAGAGCTTGAGGATTACATCAACCACGAAAACTGGGAATACCAGACCCAGTGGTTCGTAAAAGATGGAGACAAAACATATGACGTAACATATACCACTTCTCGTGACGAAAGAGAGGTTTGTATATGGTGTGGATGCGCATCGCGTTTCATTGATATTACAATGCAGCCTTTCTGGCGCTGCATCAGTGATCATATGAAACTCGTCGCATGATGGCCTTAGACATCACACTGCGAAAACTTAAGCCAATAATAACCCGCTTCACGCGGGTTATTTTTTTTTGTTTTCTACACCATCATCGGAACCGAAAGCTAAAATACTTATTAAATAGGAAGGAGTGTTAGTATTGAGGAATACTCGTTGTCCTTTTTGTCCAAAGTCTTTTAATGACAAACATAGATTCTGTAAACATATTCAGAGAATGCATAATGATCAGGTACCAGATGATTGTGAAGCATTAGAATGGGCTTACTCGTTATTGACCGGAAAACCCACAGGACGTTTATGTGTTCAATGTAAAAAGAATCCAGTTCACTTCAATAAAGAAACGCTCAAATACGAAAGGTATTGTTCTGATGCTTGTAAGACAGTATATGCAAATGATTTCCATAATACCAGAATGGTTAATAAATATGGAGTACCTCATTTATTGAATGATGCTGATATGCAACGTAAGATGATTTTTAATCATGCACAAGCAAGAGACTTTGTATGGGATCAGGATCATAAGTTCAGAATCATTGGTTCCTATGAAGAGGATTTCTTAAATCATCTTAAATCATTGGACTGGTCTCCGAATGACGTTATATGTCCATCACCAAATAATTATTGGTATAAATGGAAAGATGGATCTACCCATCTCTATATACCTGACTTCTATATTCCATCATTGTCATTGGAAGTAGAAATCAAGGAATCAGATAATACACATCCTCGTATGAAGCATTCAAGAGAAATCGAACATTTAAAGGATGCACGTCTTAAATATGAAACTCAGAAAACAGGTATTCATTATATTAAGATCGTGGATAAAAACTATGAAGAATTCGATAATGTGTATGTTAAATCTGATACAAATAGACCTGAATAAAGGAGGTGTTACTATTGGATTTATCTGTTATAAACGAATGTGTTGATATCAGTAGCGAAGCAGTAATTGATCAGCTTGATATGTTGTATATCAAACAGCAACACATCATGGAGTTTTCTCAAGAGCTTGATCTTATTTCTAAATATCAATGCTTCCAGGAAGGATATGCAGAACCTGGTTCTTCTCCTGAGTTGGATGTATTCAAATTTGAAAATAAACATATTATTCAGGCAATTAAATTTTTTAATGAAGCATATGCTGAAATCCCATTTGAAGAAACAAACTTCGATGAAGTAAAACAGAGACAAGAACGTGGTGAATTAAACATCAAGAGTACACTTGCTCCTGAGATTGAATATTCTCCCGTGCTTATAAATGCAATCGAAAAGAAATTCCGTGATCCAGGTGGAAACATGGAAAAGGGTTTCCAGGAATTACAAAAGCAATTCGATTGTAAATTTAAGATCTATATAAGCACCAGTACTGCAACGGGTACAATGCTTTCTAATTTCCCAAAGGATGTTGGTAAGCTCACAATATCTAAAGCAAAGGGTTTCCAGTTAGGAGGATTACCAATAACGATCAATATCAATATGAAACAGATATTGGGATTGGTTCCTGCAAACAGAAAACTCTTTGGTCAATCATTGACAGCTGTGTTGTTACATGAGATATATCATAACATCGTTCATATGATTGGTGTTAGAAACAAGAATCTTCATAATGACATACAGAAGACTGTCGGAGCATGCCATAATACTAAATCATTCGAAGGTGCTAAAGCGACAATTTCTTCTTTCATAGCTCGTTTTAAAGACAAATTCTCAATCAAGGATGAATCAATAGATGAAGACCGTGTTATGAAGAGAATGTATGTCTTAACACAAATCCAAGATAATCCGGGTGCTGTTAAGAAGTTTGAAAAAGATATCAAACATAATGCGGACCAAACAAATACCGATGAAGAAATTGAGAGGTATATCAAGAGTATGGAAATGGTAAAAGACTATGTCATATTCAAAAGAGGATTACGTGTTGTATCTGCAGCATGTTGCATACTTCTTGCTGGGTTAGGATTTGCATTTGGTTCTGCTGTTGTTGCAGTAGCCGGAGTCGTTGGTTTGGCTGTAATGTCTCTGTCAATGTTGAAAAAGAAAGTGCTTTCTTTATTCGGTTTATCAACAAGACTTCAGGAAGAATATTTCTGTGATTTGTTTGCGAGTATGTATAAATTACCCATACATTTATCTTCATACAATCGTCAAATAAAACTGAATCAACAGAATGCAGAGAAGATGAGACGTTTGAGAGAATTAGATCAGAAGATCGATAAGCATCTTAAGGACAATCATCCACTGAATTTCGATAGAGAAGTTACATCATACAAGGTTGCAAAACAATTACTCGAATCAGGTCAAAAACTTACACCTGAAGAAAGAGAGTATCTTGAATACATTGTAAATCTTCATGAGGGCATTGATACTATCGACAATCCTCACAGTAAACGTCAAGCAAAGAAACTTAATCCTGAAGCAGCGGTGGATTTACAAAAGACATTGAATGATTTTGTAAATAAAACTGGTGTATCTGTTACGGAGAGTTTCATAGATGGAGGTGACGAAGATGGCTCTTGATACAAATGGAATCTATCTTGATGAAATAAAAGGAAAATATCCTCGTTCATTTCAGACATTGAATTATGATGTCTTATTAGATACTGATTCAATGGGTAAACCAAAAGTCATCTCATCCTTTGATCTTGGTATCAATACTATACTTACATTACTCTTTATGAAACCTGGTCAATTTCCATCAATACCTGAATTAGGTATTGATATTGAATCATACTTATTTGAATATGCAGATGATCCACATATTCCTACTGCAATATTGGATAAGATAAATGACCAGTGTAATATGATCGGCATGGTTGGTTTTGATATCGAAGTAAAACTTGATAAAACCGATGAAGGTCATGATGCTGTGATTGTTGAAATTACTGGTAATGAACGTCTTGGATATGGTACTGAGTCAGGACACGTAATCATTGGTATATCTTATGATAAGCTCAATAGATTATATGTAAGAAAAGTTGCAATTTGAGGTAGGTGATATAATTGGCTGATATAAGTGCAAAACGAAAGAAAATAGAAGATACTATTAAAAAGACTCTTCTGCTTATGGATCCTACGGGTATTAATGCAAATAAATATCGTAAGATGTTTGAATCCATGAATGATGATCAATTCACTAAATGGATTGAAGCATTCTTAGCTGATGAGAAAAGCAACTTCCGTCTTGACATTGAAGAATATGGTGACGGAAAACGTACTCTCAGATTTGAAAATGTAGAGAAAGCTGCGGACTATCTCAAGATAAAATTATTTGAATATGTGTATCTTCCACATGTCTCAAGTAATCCGAACCGACCCATAAGAACGAAACAGCCTGTATTGGTTGGATGGCTTAACATCAAACGTACCCAACAACTCGCTTCAAAGAAAACAGGTCTGGCTTTGAGCGATGATAACCGTGATGATATGACAGGTGCTGCTAAAGGTGAATCTAAAGGTGGCACAACAACTGGAATTGAAAACGAAGTTATCGCGGGTGTTGGTGGAGAAGTTATCTTATCAGAAATCTCAGGTGCTCGTGGTGATAATGTCAAAGAGTATGATAACATGCTTTCTGCAATCGCCGAAAATGGTTCTGTCAAGTTGTCTGATATAAAGACAAATGTTTACGATAAACCAACTTTACTTGCTGCTGATATGTATTTCATGGCTATGGGTATCAAAACAGATCTTATATCTGAATCATATTACAGCGTAGAGAAGGTTAAACGTATCATTGACAAAACTTAAAATCTAATTTAATATGTAAAGGAGAATTATATCATGAAGGTAAATATTGACGGTAGGGGTCGTATACCCGGTGTTGATCGTGTTGCTCCTGTATACAACATCGATCTCAGTAGAGACCAGATCTCAAGACTTCTTAACTTCAAGGAGTTCAGAGTATTTGGTGTAGGTACAGGTCTTATCACTCGTACCAATCTTGATGCTGCTTTTGAAGCATCTCTTGCTGAAACAAAGAAGGCTGCTGAAGAAGCAACACCGGTTGTTGAGGTTAAGAAGGAAGAGCCCAAGAAGGCTCCCAAAACAAAGAAGAAGGAAGAGGTTAAGCCTGCTCCTGTTGTTGAAGAACCTAAGGTTGAGGAACCAGTTCTTGTATCTGTTGACCTTGCTCAGAATGAAGATATTGTTGTTGAAGAAACAGTAGAAATCAGTGCTCCTGTTGTTGAGGAAGTAACTGAAGAGACTGTTGAAGAAGCAATCGTAGATCTCGATACTCCTGCTGATGAAGTTGAGGAAGTAGCTGAGGTTGTTGAAGAGCCATCAGAAGAAGTTGTTACTGAGGAGAAAGAGTTCAGACCTCGTAATAAGAAGAAGAACAAGAAGAATCGTAACAACGACTAATAGGAGGGATTTATATGTTTTTCCTCCAGGAAGCTTTCACCGAGGAGGAAGCTACGATATTCGTAGAGGCATCAATACATGATCCCGAAAATACTCCTCTTCGTACACAAATAATCGAACCGATTATATCTGTACTTGAACATCCCAAAAGCAGAACGGAATATATCAAGTATGGTAATGAATTTCTTGAGGCTAATTCCGAGATGTTGTCAAAAGAATTTCCTACCAAACCTGTATCATTCCCTCGTGCTTATGTTGATAATGTCTTTCGTATGTTCGGTTTCGAACAAAAGACATTTAAAGAAACAATCAAACAGATTCTCAAATCTGTTAATGACAAGACTTCTTTCCAGACGATTGTGCAGAATCCAACCAATGTCATTCACTCAATCGTTTTAGTATATGCTGATATGATTCAGCATAGACAACTGAGGGACTCAGCAAGACAGCAAATGGGTCTCTCAGTGTACAACAACGTCTTCAATCATTTCTTCCACCCACCACATCCAATTGAATCTACCATGGCTTATGTTTATCTTAACCTTGATAATTCTTGGAATCTGGTTAAATCTGAAAATGTTATAAACTGGATAGGTGGTACAATAGAAACTGCTTATGGTTTCTGGAGAACGAAGATGGATCTTAACATGTCTGCAACGGTTCTTGTCCAGTTCTTGAATCGTGTCAGAACGTCATTCCAACAGAACCTACGCTTGCTGGCGAATCAGTATTTTGATAACATGGATAAGGGTAACTTGATTGGTGATGACGTCAATTCATCTGATGAGTATCTTGAAACAAATAACACTATTAAGATACGCCAAGGTTTGGTGAGAAGAATCAATAGTGGAGACCAGTTGTACAAAGACAAGGGTAATCTGTATATCGGCATTGCTCGTTTGAAAAATGTCAGAGTTGATTCGTTGTACGATTTCGCACAACAAATTCATTCTGATGATATTGGTAATATAATAGACACAATATTCTATGTGTTTATTGTCAAAGAGGGTAACACTATCGAGGATATTAATACGACAAAGTATATATCTAGAATAACTAACCTTCCTACTGCCATAGACCGAGCGATTGCCGGTAAACCGATTATCTCAACTCTGTCTAAAAAGTATAAAGTCGATCAGAGTATTGTTAAAGCATACATATGTCTGATTGCTACGTATATCATGTATCGTATCAATGACGTTAAGTCTTAATAAGATACGAAATGTTAATATTCTATTTATGAAAGGAAAGTGAATCTAATGAATGAGAATACACGTACTGAGGTTCTTGCCTCTATTGATTCAATGAACGAAGTAGTTCAGGAATCAGAGTTTGGTGTGCTCATGTCTCTGCTTGATCAGGTCGATAAAGCTTCTGTAATTCTCGAGAATTACAATGGCAATGATCTTGACATGTTCTCTATCTATCAGGAAGCTGAAGAAGCTACTGAAAACAAAGAGGGTGAAGGCACTGCTGTTCAGCAGGGCAATCCTTCTGGACAGGTTGATGCAGGTCTTGGACAAAAGAAACAGAATATCTTCTCCAAGATATGGAACTTCATCAAGAATGTCTTTAAATCAATAGGTAATTTCATTAAGAAATGCTGGAGTGGTAAGGTTGTTCCTGCTGCTGAGACTGTTTCTGAAAAAGCTAATAATGTTATCGAACAGATATCAGGTAAAGATGAAAACTGGATCAAGGCCAATGCATCAACACTTGGTCTTATGGCTGCCAATATCGGAACAGCTGTTATTCTGGCAAAAGTTGCTCCTGATATAGTAAAGGATGCTGGAAGCATTAAGAGTCTTCTTGCTGGTTTAGGAATTACCGCAATGGGTGCAGCTAATGTAACATTCGCTTTCAAAAATGGTGGTATTGCTACAACTCTTGCCATTGCTGCAATCCCGCAAATAATCACTGGAATAATGATGTTATTCGATTATCTCCAGGCTAAGAAGAATCCGGATGAAATCAGTAGCACATTGACAAGCGTTATTGATAAGCTCAAGGGTCTCTTTACTAATGATGAACAGACTTATGATGCTGCTCAGGTTGCTACTGCAGTAACAGAAACAAAGACTGAGCTCGAAAAGGCTAAGATGGAAAATATTCCTGAGTATACCGATGAAGAAATCGAGAAGATGACTCCTGAGGAAATAAAGAAAGACGGAGAAAATGCAAAGAAGATCGGTGTTATCGGTAAGATAACAGCACTCCTTTCAAAGATCTTTGCAAAGATCTGTGATTTCTTACACCTCAGAAAGAAGATTGCTGATGATGTAGAGCAATCTGCTGCTGGTGAAACTCCTGAAGGCGAAACTCCTACTGAGGGTGAAGGCGGTGACGCAACTGCTGATGGTGGTGAGGTTCCTGCTGCTGATGCTGTAGAGAATGGTGAAGCTTCCACGGAAACATCAGCCGAAGGTTCTGAAACCACAAATGAACCAACACCTGGTGATGGTAAAAGCTATACACTGGATGAGGTTGCACAATTCATGAAGGACAAATTCAATTTTGATATAGCCGTTGCTGATGGTAAACCAACACGTGGTGTTGTTAACAGACAGGGAAACAACTACGGTACTATTCCTGCAGGTAAAGATAATCATCGATTCAGACCAACAGGAGACGGTAACTGGATTTATGAAGAAGCTGAAGAAGATGTCGATGATGGCGAAGACGTTGTCACCGAATCTCATTCTGGTTACTACTGGAAATAATATCGCAACTTATGGGGCGGCCCACTATGGGGCCGCCTAATATTAACAAATAACTTATGAAAGGAAGATTTGTATGCCTTTAAAGAGCACTCAGACAAACAAGTATGAGACTGCGTGTTTTGTTCAGGAGGCACCAATCTCCTCAGAGCTTCCTGTAAATGGATATACAGTGAGAAGGTCTGAAGTTACAGGTATTCCGATTTGTGAGTTCGACTCAACTCTGATGACATTCAATGTGTACAATCGTATGAGACGTCGTTATGATGCAAATAACATTGATAATGTAATTGCATCTGATGAACGTATCAACGATTTACTCCGTCGTCATCAGTGGCGTGGTGAATGGAATCATCCAAATCCGGATATCAAAGGACAGCAGTATTCTGATATAAGAATGACTATTCCTGATCCTAAACTTACTTCCCACTTTATAGCAAGACCAAGACTCGAAGGAGATCGCTACAGAGCACACATCTCCACACATGGCGGTACAGACTGTGGTAAGGCTGTTGCATCAGAAATCATTGATAATGGTGCAGTACCTTGTTTCTCAGTACGTCTGTTGGGTAATATGATTCCTAATGCTCCTATAAACCAGCCTAACATGAGAGTGTCAAAGGTTATTACTTTTGACATGGTTGATTTCCCATCTCACGCTGGTGCAGAAGCAGACATCACTCCTTCGGTTCATCAGGAGTCAACAGTTGTATTCCTTAAGGAACTTGCAAACTATTGCTGTGAACAGGATGAAACAATGAAGGTTGTGTGCGAATCATTCCAGTTCTCTACAGATGAGATCATGGGTATCCAGAATGGTTCAATCGTTGTTGAACAGGCTGACACCTCACGTATACATATACCGCTCAGAGGTGACATTCGTAAAGAGGCACTTTCTATAATCATGGAAGGTGGTTTCTAATATGGGTGAAAATAATATCATAATCAAACAAGCATACTTTACAAACATTCAGACTGCCATAAACAGTCTGAATGAATTTTGTTCTTCTGGTTTCAAGGTAAAGAACTTTCCCGTTCTTGATGGAGAGTTTGAACTTGATGCAACAGTAGAAAGAATCCTTTCTCGTCTTGAGTCGGTTGATCCAACTTGGCTTGAGGATGAAGGAAAGATGAATGGTATCATTGAGATGATCAATGAAAACATTCAGAAGATAGATCCTGTTGATGGAGTATATGAAACAATCATCAGTTCAAATAATGAAATGATGATCAATGCTATTGATGCATATGTTGGTTTCAAACTCCTTCAGGTTATCGCAGATAACTTCCAGGATTTTATCAAGTTCATGAATGGTATTTATACCTTCGAAATCTTTACCAAACCTGATCAGTATACTGACGTACTTGATGAGTTTGGTAAGTTTATTCCTCTTGATGAGATTCCTGAATTGGATCTTGAAGAAAAGATATTTGATGAAGGATT